AATATATTGAATTACATTTACATTTAGATGGTGCTGTAAGATTAAAAACTTTGTATGAACTTTCACAAAAAAAAAATTTATTTAAAACAAATACAATATCTGAATTTGCAAAACTTGTATCAATTGGTGATAAAAAATGTTTTGATTCATTGACAGATTGTTTGTCCATTTTTTATAATATTATATCATTAATTGCTGGTAAAAAAGAATATTTAGAACGAATCGCTTACGAAATATGTGAAGATCAATATAATAATGGAATATTATATACTGAAATCAGATATAATCCTCACATACTTATGGGAAATAATTTATCAATTGATGAAGTTATTCAAACTATTAATACTGGTATTAAGAGAGGATGTTCTAAATATCCTATTTTTGTTAATTGTATATTATGTTGTCTAAGACATAAACCATTGTGGTCACTGGATATTGTCGAATCATGTATTAAATATCGAAATAATGGTGTTGTTGGTATGGATATAGCAGGGAATGAAAAAAATTATTCTGATAGGTTACATCGGGATTATTTCAAATACGCTCATGAAAAAAATATAAATATTACAGCACATGCTGGTGAATCTGGAGGACCAGATAATATTAGGTCTGCCATAACAAATTTATATGCTAAAAGAATTGGACATGGATACGCTTGTTCAACTGATAATTATCTGATGGCATATTTAAAAAGAAATAATATTCATCTTGAATGTTGCCTTACATCAAGTCTAAAAACAAAATCAATCAAAGATATTAATAAACATCCTCTTAAAACATTTCACAAAAAAAATATGAATTTTTCTATTAATACTGATGATCCATCTATATTTAATACATCGTTTCAAAATGAAATTAATCTAGTAAAACAAACTTTACAATTAAATAATGATAAGATTTATAAAATAATGCTAAATTCATTAGAATCTTCTTTTGCTTCTCAGAAAGAGAAGGAAAAAATAAAAAAAATTTTATCAAATAATTGGATGAAATTTAATCAAGAAATATTAACTAAAAAAATTATATAAAATATAGAATAAAATTTATCAAAAATATTTTAAATATTTCTTAATATATACTATAATGGATATCATTGTGGATAATGATTTAGAAGTAATTGAAGAATTTCGAAGAAGAGGTCGAAGACGAAGTGGCCAAAGAAAAAAAAGTCCTTCAAGACGAAAAAGGGCATCTAAAAGAAAGAGTGGCAGAACTAAAAGAAAGGGTGGTAGAAGAAAGAAAAAACAAACAAAAAAATCTAGAAAGAAAGAAAAAAGAAGCAAGAAGAAAGAAACAAGAAGAAAGAAAAGAAAAGCAAAAAAATCTAGAAAGAAAGAAAAAAGGAGCAAGAAGAAAGAAGCAAGAAGAAAGAAAAGAGAAGCAAGAAGAAAGAAAAGAGAAGCAAAAAAAAGTTCTGGTTCTGGTTTTTTATCAACATTAGGAATATTATTTGGATTGCTTGTAGCAATTCTTGGTGGTCTTTTTGCTTGGTTTAGATTTGGGCATAAGGGAGCACTTCCAACATGGATTCCAAAAGTTTTGACTAAATTATTAAGACCATCCAGTGTAGTTGTACCACCAACAATTCCAACAATTCCAACAATTCCAACATTTCCAACAGTAATACCATCAACAGTTCCAACATTTCCAACAGTAATACCATCAACAGTTCCAATAGTAATACCATCAACAATTCCAACAGTATAGATTAATTTTTATTTAAAACTCTACCAGTTAAATTAATACGATATTGATGAGTTATATTTTTTTGTTCAAGTTTAGTCATTTTTGGTACAGAATGTGTATATCTGGATTGAAAGCCACTACACATTTCGATAATATCTCCATGTTTCATCTCAACAATTAATACTGGTTTTCTCGGATTTTCAGTGGATTTTGATTTAGGTATTCTAACTACAAATCGCCTTTTTTGTCCAAGTGATATAGATACGATAGAAGAATTTTTATCTAAATCATTTTCGTCATCAGAATGTTCACTAATATAATTTTTTAAATTATTGTATTTATTACATAAATAGTAATTACACTCTTGATTACATAATTTTTTAACTCTTTTCTCAATAAATTCTATATTTTCATCATATTTAACAGGACTAATTGTTAGCCCAGAATATGTATAAGTTTCGCCACTTTTTGAGTAGGCAAATGTTTGACGTGCTTGCTCAACCCATTTTCCCACCATTTTAATTTTTTGAGTTTTCCATTCACAATTTAAAAATTTATCATATAATTCATTACTTTCAACATTTGTAAATGCGTGTTCATATTTTATTAAAAGTGGTTTATTATTTTCATCTTTTAATAAAATTTTTTTTTTGGTTACAGAATTAATTTTAATGAATTTATCCATTTTATTATAAAAAAAAATGATTTCAATTTTTTTTTTAAATATAAATAGTTTCTTCTTCTTCTTCTTCTAATTTTTTACATTCTTTTTCAATTTCGTCTAGTCGAATCTGCTCATTTTTTAACATCTGTTTTTCTTCACTATCGGTAATATCACAATCACAATTACAATTACAATTACTATTACTATCATCTTCAGAATTATAATCATCTAATATTGTAAATCTATCAGTATCAACTAATTCTATATTCTCATGTGTTGGTAAACTTTCAATAAAATCTATTAATTCGTCCATCTTTTGAATTGCTGATGAAGCTGGTATTTTCTCACTTTCTTTGTTATCCATTAATAAATCTTCTGGAAGATGTACGTATAAAGAATCATTACTTTGATAACTTGCTTCATCAGAGAAATCCGATTTAACCATATTTTGTAAATCAATATAATCAATATATTGTTGTTTTTGGACTTCTTTCACAACAGGAACAACTTTTTTCACAATTTCTCCCACAATTTCTCCCACAATTTCTCCCACAATAGGAACAACTTTTTTCACAATTTCTCCCACAACAGGAACAACTTTTTCCACAACAGGAACAACTTTTTCCACAATTTTTCCCACAATAGGAATAACTTTTTTTACAATTTCTTTCACAACAGGAATAACTTTTTTTACAACTTCTTCCGCAACAGGAACAACCTCTTCTACAACTTCTTCCACAACAGGAACAACCTCTTCTACAACTTCTTCTACAACTTCTTCCACAACAGGAACAACCTCTTCTACAACTTCTTCCACAACAGGAACAACCTCTTCTACAACTTCTTCTACAACTTCTTCCACAACAGGAACAACCTCTTCTACAACTTCTTCTACAACTTCTTCCACAACAGGAACAACTTTTTCTTTCTTAATATTTTGTTGTAAAATTAATTTTAATAATTGACTATTATCTGGTGGTTTTATATGATTTTTATCATTTTGTCTTTTCTTTTCTTCTGTTGCAGGAAGAACATTATCAGAATTAACTAATTGAGGAATTTCCATTTCTTCTTCTAATACAGGAAGAGTATTATCAAAATCAGAATTAACTAATTGAGGAATTTCTTCTTCAGTTGTATCTGAACAACCACAATTATGACTATGTACATGATTATTATTATGTTCATTTACCATATTTTGTAAATTCAGATTTTTAGCACTTTTTTTAAGTTTTTTCATAACTCTCTTTCTTTGTTTTGATGGCATTTTTTCAAGCATTTTTGAAAGTTCAGCCATATTTAAAGATCCAAAATCATCCTCATTCTTATTTTTATTTTTTTGAGATTTAGAATCACTTAATCTTTTTCGTCCCCTTCTTCTTTTTGATCTAATTAATCTGCTAATATTTTGATTGGGCATAGATACTTAATTTATATATTTCAAATTAATACTTAATCCTTATAATCAATTTTAAAAAAATTGAATTATTTTTTAAAGAATATAAAACATGTTATTTAATAGCGAACCAGAAGAAAGAACGTTAAGAGACGAGATTGATGAATTTTGTACTTGTTCATATGAAACACGCATAAAAGGATTTGGAATTTGCTTTGTGTTAGGATGGTTTATTACATTTATGTCAACTATTGCAATAGTATCAATAGTAACAAATCCAGCAAAATTTGCTGTTTTATATACTTTTGGAAATCTAATTGCTCTTGCTAGTACTTGTTTTTTATTTGGGCCTTGTTCTCAAATAAAAAGTATGTTAAAACATAAAAGAATTTTTGCTACAATTTTGTATTTTTTAGCAATGATTATGACACTAGTTTTAGCATTTAAAGTTAGAAAAGCATTACCAGTTTTATTATCAATGTTATTACAATTTTTAGCAATGATTTGGTATTCATTAAGTTATATCCCATATGCAAGAACATTAGTAACAAATTTAATCTTTTAAAAAATTGATTAAATATTAAATATTAAATAATTAAAGTAATCATGGAATCTCCATATAATATTATACTAATTGATAATAGAGATAAATTATCAAAATTAGATATTTTAGAAGAAGATGCTATCGTAAATGAAACAGCCCGTACTTATTGTATTGGATTTGATGCTGAATTTATATCAAAAGCAAATTATCCATATTCATTTAACAAATGTAGAAATTGGGTAATAGATACACCAACAAATGAAGCAGTCTGTTTAATACAAATCGCAAGCAAAAAATATGTATTTTTAATTTATTTGCCCGGAATTGGTTTACCATTACCTAAAAGATTAAAAAAAATTTTTCTTGGTGAAAAATGGTTAAAAACTGGTGTTGGTATTGAAGGTGATTTGCGTAAAATATGTCAAAATTATAGATTATCACATTTTCATGGTTCATTTGAATTAAAAACACTTGCAGAAGTAGGAAATATTAAAAAACCTAATCTGGTCAATTTATATTCTTTATTTGTCGGAAGGCAACATTATAAAGACAAAAGTCAATCTGTTTGCGATTGGTCGCTACCTCTTAGAGAATCTAGAAAAATAAAATATGCTGCTAGAGATGCAATTATGTCTTATCAATTATTTCAATACATGCTTGAACCAACATTAAATCATATACATTCAAAGTCGGAAAGTAAATTAGATGTTCAATTAGAAATTAATTTAGAAGAGAATCTAAATATTATTGAAAAAAATGGAAAAAATGATGAAAATTCTCCTGTATTGCTAGGATCATATTTAAAATCGTCAGATATACATAAAATTTCAGAAATCATCTTATCAATTAATAATATGTATCCAGATTTTAGTTATATTGAACCTTCTTTAAATAAATCCAGATATTCTAAATTGAGAAAGACTGCTCGGTCGGCATTAAAAAAATGTAATAAACCAGAAAGTAAATTAATGAATCAATTAAGAATTACATTAATAAATGGTTGTCAAATGAAAGGATATTCTTCTAATATTTGTAGTTCATTATGTAAAAAATTAACTTGTGATATTAATAATTATAATTTATTTGAAACATCCGTTATTAAACATGTTCAAAATTTATATTCAAATTGAGATAAATATAATTAAAATATAAAATATAAACATGAATATTGAAGAAATTTTGAAAGAATCAGGAAAAAAAATAATTTCTGAAATAGGTTTAGGACATTCTGAAAAGATTTATCAGCAATGCTTACAACATCATTTAACAAGCAAATATAATTTGAAAGTTGAAGTTGAAAAAATTTTCCCTGTTATTTTTGATAATATTTGTATAGGTCATTGTAGACCAGATATAGTAATAAATGATAATATTATAATTGAATTAAAAACTACAATGACGTTAACAAATATGGCAAAAACTCAATTGCAAAAATATGAAAAGTATTGCGGTCAAGCATTTTTAGTTAATTTTCCTGTTCAATTTGGTATAAAAAATATTGAAATTTATAAACACGAATAAATTTAATTTTATAGTTTTCCACTTAAAGTTAATATATAATTTCTCCAATAATCTAAAGATATATAATCTTTATTTGGTTTCTTATAGATATCATTTAAAAATTTAGGATCTTTCAACATTTTTATCATTTCTTCAGTATTTTCTACATAATACATATTTTCCTTAAAAAGTTTCTTTAACTGATTATTAATATTACATACTGGTATAGTTCCAAGACCCAGTGATTCCCAATGTCTAAAGCAATCATTACGATCACCTATGGGAGATAATATATATTTGCTGTCTGTTATACCATTAAAAAACCTTGTAGGAGATTTATAGTCTACATTGGGAAGAATTTTTCTACATTTATGTGTTAATTCACAATGTAAATGATTTAATAAAATTCTTTTTTTTGTAGAAGATTTTGTCTTTAATAAACACATAACATATCTTCTAAGAGTTTGTGGATTAACACCATATGGAAATGGAATGTATTTCGTATTAGAATCATATAAAGGATGTTGAATTGGATTTTGTGTAAACCATTTATAAATTTTAGGACTTTTCAAGACCATTTCTATTTTGGGTTTTGTAGAACTACTTGGACAGGAACCGCGATACGATGATGTAATTAAAATTATTTTTGTATTTATTTTTGGCAATATCTCTTTACAAAATATATCATAGAAAATTTTTTTTGTACCTTGACATTGTACAATGTCATACTCTTTTATACTATCATAATTTTTATTTTTAATAAGATTATTTGCTTTTATGCCACGTAAATAATATATAAATGGTTCATCTCCTATAAAATGATCACATAAATAATAAGATGAGAATGGAGTAATAATATTATTATACAAATTTTCTTTAGATGAATCTTTTTGGAGTTTTTCAATTAATTGATTATAATAATTATTATTTGACATATATATTTTATAAATATTTTTAAATTTTTTATTAAAAAATTTATAAACATTGACAATCAGGTTCTTTGTTATACATCCAAAGTACTTCACTTTTTTCAATACAAATTGACATATGGGGTAAATTTGGTGGATTACAATAATAATCTCCATTTTTTAAAATAAATTCTTCATTTGTTTTCAAATTTTTATACATTAATTTGCCACTTATAACAAATAATTCATACCTCCCATTGTGATAATGTGGATATTCAATATTCCCTTTTTCAATTATACAATATGATCTGTATCCATTTTTATCTGATATCAAAGACTTTATTTGTATGTTTTCATAACCTGGTCCAGATTTAAAATCATTTAGATTAT